GTATTTGTGGCTCATTTGCACTCACCACATATCCAAATCATCGTTAGTCCTTGTGCCACGATCATGTGGCCGCCTGCCATTGGCTTCCACATCTCGCATTTATCGCACCAATCGATTTGCAGTGGCAGATTCTCGCGAATTTCTGTGCCATCCTGTTGGATCGTAATTGCATCGCCATTTGGCTTTTGGATGAATAGCTCTCCCATTAGATTTGAGCCTTCCACTTGCCGTCACTGCCTAGCACCATCCATACCGGTGGGCATTGATTAGCTTTGACCTTCTCAGGGCATACGTAGCCGTGATATGGCTTGCCTGTCTTTGGCGATGTGCCTTCTTTCAAAATCATGTGGCCATGCTTACAGATTGGTGACTCTGACTCCATCTGTCCACCGAGTTCGGCTTTAATTTGCTCCACGGCTGATTTGGCTGTTGTGAAACCATCTTCCCAAATTGGCTTACTCCATGGATCATCATCGACGAAAGCCTTTGGCATCGTTTCGACTTGCTGCATTGATTCCAGGCTGGGCTTTGTCTCTGTGCCCAATACAACTGAAGCGCATCGACCAATTGCAGAGCTGACGGTATCTTCGATATACCATCGTTTCATTTGGACGTTGTATGCACCGACCATGCCGTGTGCGTAGTCAATGGCGGCTGGCTTCTCATCTTCATAATGACGATAAATCCGGCACTCGATGAGGATGTATCCCTTTTCGGAATTCCAGTCGATGATCGATGTTTCTATGCGGTTGGTCGGATATGTAGCATGCAGACGGATGACTTTCTGATTGACGGTTTCATACCCGTCAAGAAAGCCGGCCATTATTTGACCGCCTTGCGTGCCATGATTTTGCCCCGGACTATGCCAACGGCCTTGCCTTCACGAAAGCCGACTGTGTAGCCGACCATGAATCCGCCGGATACTCCAATGAGTAGCCAAGCTGCTGTTTCCTGAATTGAATACATTTTGTTCTCCCGATGGGAGCTTGTTTGTTCTCCCAGGAAGAACGGTGACGCATAGGGCTGACATTTGCAAGAATCAGGCCTATTTGTCGGCGTGTCTATCGCTTGTTGTGGTCGTTTAAGTGCTGGATGAGTAAAGCCCGGATTTCCCGGACGTCATGGCGTAGGCCTTCTGCGAAGCCGTTTGAGACTGGCCGTGAATTGCGTTCAGACTTAGCTGCAAAAATGGCAGCAATAGCCGAAATGGTGGCCGCGGCAATTACGCCAACGGCCTGAATCGTTTCGGTCATTTGGCATTGATACCGAACTGCTTATCATTTGGATTCAGAAATCTAATGATGACGGGCACAACGGCAGCTGCACCGGCGGCAAAAATAGCCTTTGGATCGGTTACGCCTGCCATCCATACTGCCAAAGCTGACGCCAGGAATGAACGCAACCATGAAGCTGCGACTGCCTTGAATTCATCCATTTTCCTTCTCCAATTTTGCTATTAACGCGACGACTTTCGCCGGTGGTAGAGCAATTTCAAAGTGCATCTCATCCTTGCGGTTTCGATAATCTCCACCCCAAATCAAACCGTATTTCTTAGCCAGTGCACGGATCATCGGCACTTTCTCATTTGGGAATGTCCCCACTTTACCCAATGGATGTTTTGTGGCATTGAGATCGATGGCTGTGCCCGATGAATGGTTGGAAAGCTTCCCCACATTTCCCCGGACATCGCGATAGCAATATCCCCAATCATCGAGACTGCCCCCATCGATGTTCTCGATAAGTTCATGGAATTCAGCTGAAAAGCCAATGAGTAAAGGTGCAACGGCTTTGGCGCATTGAAGCTTCAAAGCAGTGCCAGGTACCGCAAATGACTTGATGCCGATTTCGGCCTTGTTTTTAGACGCAGGCCAACCATTAGCGGAAATCATTTGAGCAATAGTGCCGCTTCTTCAGCTGTGATGCCTAGACGGTCAAGGATCGCTTGCTTCGCAGTTGCTTCAGCTTCTTTCGCCTTAATTCGATCTGCTTCACCTTTTGCATCCATTTTAGCCTGAGCTAATTCTTCAGGCGTGGCATCGCGTTCAATGGCTTCACCGGTTTCGACATTGTGCTCGAGTATTTTCATTAGTTCACCCCATAGAGAATGTATGTTCCAGCTGAGAAAGTCACCGTGTGGCGAAATTCAATTCGAGTAATTGCGGCGGTTGATTTCCAACCACCCTGAGTTTGTACGTTTTCCATTGCATTGCCTGTATCTCCTGAGACATATAAGGCATTGCAATTGACGACCTTGTATGAAGTTGAATTCGCATAGTCAGGAAATTCAAAAATCCATGTGCCTGATGTGCTTAATTTTGGTGTGTTGTAAGTTGTATAAACTTGACTTACAGCAGCTTGAGCACTGACCAAGCCTGTGGTGTTATTTTGAACCATGGCCACACGGCTGTAATTATTTCCGCTGTCTCCGTTGAGTCGGATACCTGGCTCAGTTGAGTTCGAGAAATTCGCATTACGAATCACAAGCATGAGATTTTTATATGATCCCGAAATTGAAGTGAGATCAAGACTTGAACCGGAAAGCGATCCTGAAGCGATTGAAGTCATTCCACCGCCACCGGCAGGTGTTGCCCATGATGGTGCTGTTGCGCCGCCATTTACGGTGAGCACCTGACCAGCTGTGCCAATTCCCAATCGAGTAACCGCACCCGAACCGGTTGCGTAAATTACATCGCCGGCTGTTGTGACTGTTGATTTTGGTACTGCCGCATTTGCTAAATCGTAAGCGGATTTGACTGCTGTAGGTGTAGCCGCCAACACTGAAGATGTAGTTGAGGTTGAATCACTTAGCTGAACCGCACCTGCCTGGGATGTTGATGCAGATTGAATTCCGACGGTAACTGCTCCTGAAGTTCCACCGCCTGTAAGTGGTGAAGTGGCTGTGATTCCAGTGATGTCACCCTGGTCATTTGCGATCCACGCGAAATCCATGTCCGTATTCGAATTTTTGGAAAGGATTTGACCGGTAGTGCCACCTAGCAAATCAGCCATCGATGTCGCGACGGCTTGACCAAATACTTCAAAATCTGCCGGCAGGTCAGTGACCAAATCCGTGTTTGTAGGCATTTGCCAGTTGAACGGTGTTGTTGGATTACTCATCTTTTCTCCTTATGCAACGACTAGGGCATTTTCCCATGTAAGTGTGTTAGTAATGGTGTTCCAGTGTTCCGACACGCTGACTTCTTCCCACTTCATTGCCTGTAGTGAATAGGCCAAAGGTGATAAAAGTGCCGTGACGGAAATTGTGTTATATCCGGCTGACCACTGCCATCCCTCGACGAATCCGGCATATTGACCGGATGACATATTGGCCGGAAGATTAGAGATTCGCATTGGAAGCCCCATGAAAATATTGATTAGGGCATCACGATCAGCATCATCAATTTCAGGGTTTGTAAGCTCAAATCTGATGGATTGCATCATGTATTGAGGATAGGCACGCAGCTTCAAATAGAAAGCCGCCTGAGCCGTTGCATCGCCTGCGTTGAAAAGCGTGGTTTGAATGATTTGAGCCAATCGGCCAAAGATTGCCACTGAAGTCAAATCTTCATCTGTAACTGAACTAGCTGAAAGCGATCCATATTTGATTGTGACATCGTTTCTGACATCTCCTGCACGGGTTTGAACCTTGATGCCTGAAGCTAGTGCCTGAGCAGCTGAAACGTCTGTGTAACCATTTGTTGCCAAGTAAGTGGATCGATGTGTGGAATCAGCATACGAAATTTGACCCTGGGCATTTTCATAGATGTAGCCAAGCCCTGAAGTTGCCAAAGCTGAAACGAGTGAATAAACGTCAATGACCCCAGCTGCACGATTTGCGAGATCATAATTGCCAGGCTGGTCAATTTCGCCAAGCCCCACATTTTGAGCATTTGCCCATGTTTCGGTTGCCGGGGTGTAAGTAGCCCAGGTCAATGCCGCTGGAACTTCCGACCAATTGTTGATGAGCAAATCCGTGAGCACTTCATTGATTTGAGTGCCGTCATGAGCTTTAGCAATTGCAGCTGAATAGGTGGCTTTCTGAAGCCTCGAAAGAGCACCCAACGCCACGATGGTGATGGATTGAGTTATGCCCACGCTGCCTGCATTTTCAACGGTGATTGCTAGATCGACCACTGAACCACCAAAAATAGGCACGAAAGTATTTGTTGAATCTTGCAATGCGATTGACACTGAATCATTGATGTTGATGGCAACCTGGGATTGGCTTACGTTGTAGAGAACGAGATTGCAATACCCGGCCTGCGCTTGTTCATAGATATTGTTTCTGCCACTTTGGATGCTTAGATTTGCCAGCACGAATTGTTGGTATTGCACTCCATTGATTGTTACCTGCCAAATTGGATTGAATAGGGTCATCCGACCAAAGCCCCTGCACCGCCTGTGCCGCGATAGTAGCTGTTATTCAATACCGTAGTGATGCTACGTGCGGCCGCTTCAGGATCGCCGACCACTCCCATGTTTACGGTCACGTTTGTCGTGCCTGATGCCGCAGCAATACCTGCAAGATTTGAAGTATTGACTCTGTAATTTGCTCCCACGAATTCATTACCCATATCCACTACTGATGCAGCCGCCGCAGCTGTCCCGGCTGATGATCCGGAAACGGTTGGAGCTGTAATGGTTGGTACTGACGGGATTGCCGGTGTGCCCGTGCCTGAACTGGACTTTGGAATATTGACTGTAGGTGCTGATGAGACTGGAATTAAAGGTACGTTTGGCAAGATTGGAATCGAATTGTATTTTGTGAGAAGCCAATTGATTGCAGAGATTGCCCCGGTGATTGCTGAAGTGATGACTCCAACGATGTTGCCCACGATGTCAATGACACCGCCTGCGATTATGCCTACGCCTTGAAGTGCTTTACCCAATACCGTGCCGATTACTGGTGCAACGTATTCAGCGATGAGTTTGCCAAATGCTAGGAATGAATCCATATTGTCACCGATGGCATCCTTGACGTATCCAAAGGCCTTGACCAAGCCGTTCCAAATAGGCAAGAAAACGGCTGAAATTGTTTGACCTAAGGTAG